CCTCCCCGATCCAAAAACTCCTTAACCGCCTCCTTAGTAACACTTCCCTCCTGTGCATCCAGCCAATCCTCCAGCCCAATATCCTCAATCTCTTCCTTCTTAACTCCCGGCTGCTTTGTAAGCCAGCCCTTCCACTGCTCGGGACTCATCTTGCCCTGCTTTGCATTGACCACAGTGGTCCTCAAGGGCGATACCCAAAGAGGTTTGGACTCAAGGATATTGTCAGTCCCGACACCAAAAGCGCCGCTGTTCCCAACAGCACTTTTTACTTGGTTCCTTGAAAATGCAGCTATTGTCTCATGCAGCCCACCAATGTTCTCTGCAATCCACAGCCCATCATACCCAAGCCGCTTGAGTTCATCAACAACCTCCTTGCTCTCGTAAATAACCCAGTTCCCTGCTTTGTGAGCACCCTGCTTAACCAACTCGGGACTCATATTTTTCCTGATAAAGTCCTCCATAATCGGCCAATCGACTCGTGGATCGAATGGATTCTGCACAGACAGGTAAACTGGCATCACCCTAACACCAGCTTTGTACTGATAATCGAAAGGAGACGCGAATCCAAACTCACTCTTAAACTGAGCTTTCGCCCTGTCATACCGCGCAAGCTGCTCGGCATCAGAAAGCTCCTTAAATTCCTCCCAAGGCCCCATAATCTCCCGCCCAATCTCCTTTTCCCTTTTCCTCATCTCCTCGAAGAACGGCACGGACTCCGCAGGCGGTTCACGCAGATCCCCTTTCCCTCCAGTACCTTCGGGCCACTTGGATGCGAAATCCGGATTTGTGCTGAAGAACAACAGCCCATCAGGGAACCTTGCCTCGAACACATCAAAGTCCTTTTTGGTGCCGTGGTACAGAACCAACGGCTCTCCATAATCATCAACCAATTTGGAGTTCTTGAACCACCGCTTAAAGTTGTCGGTCTGGGTTTGCGGCTTAGATTCCAAAACTCCCGCTACAGTCCAACTATGCAACCGCTTGAGGTTGAGTTCCCGAGCAGTCCTAACCCGCATAGCCATAGCACGAGCAGCCAGCGCCACGGCCATGTCGTCTGTCAGCTTAAAGCCGAGGCCCTTTGACTTAAAGCGCTGACCAAGCCCTGTCTGAGCAAACCAGGCTTTGATGTGGTTGATGATCCTTCTAAACAGCCCACTAGCTTTTTGGTTCTGGGCCGCGACCTGGATATAGTACGCAAGGTACTCTTCGGCCAGTGCCGCTGCTCCACCATCCATCTTGGCAATCGCAGCCTTGACCCGACCAATCTCCTTGACCAACCCTTCTCGATCCTTTGCATCAAAAAGCTCTTGGAGCTTGTTATCAACTTTGAACCTGCGTGTCGAAGCTAGCCCGGCAACAGCACGAAGGTACGCATCAGTAGCCGTGCCGTCTCCACTCCTAACCAGCTTCTCAAAGTCACGAACATACTGCTCGAAGCTTTGGTCTAGCATCACCTCCAAGCTCTGGTGCGAACCCTCATGCAGCACAACGCCAAGAGGATCTTCGCCCACAGGCATGGAGCCAAGGAAAATATGCACAGTCCCGGTAGCTGGATCATAATGCCCAGACTCACCGTTCTTCCCGGCTTCCTCGTGCAGCTCGATTATCCCCTCACGCTCCGCTTTAATCAGCCAGTCCGCGCCAAACTCCCCGGTAAGCCTCCTCCTAAACGCACCGATTGAGATGGGATTTGTGAGCCCCGGCTGGCTTTCCAGCTTGCTGTCCAGCTTGTCTAGGGCAGCGTTGAACATTTCAGCAAACTCTTGCTCGCTGGTAATGTTATACCCTGCCTTTTTATTCAGATTCTTTATCAGAATCGAAGGCGGTGAACCTCCTTGCCAGCGCATGAACGGTCTGCGGCTAGAGCCTGCTACTCTATTCGCAGCCTTTTTGACGTGTATTCCTAGATCCTTCGCATTGCGCTCATCGACACCAAAAGCGAAGTCAGCAATGTCATCCAGAATAGTCCTTTCTCCTTCTGGAATATCTTTTGGTGCGAAGTTTTCGTCAGAGCTGGTCTGTACCGTAATGTCCGGCTCTGGTCCAGGTATAACCTTGGGCGCAGGAGGCGGTGCGGGCGGCTCTGGAGGCGGCTCCGGGCGCCTGAAGAAGTCCTCAGGAAGTGGCGGAACTTCTGCTTCCTCCTGTGTATTAAAGTCTAGCTGTATCCGACGCAGTGTGTCTTCCACAAGAGACCCGACACTATAGCTATCCAACTCCTCACTCAGCTCCTGTTGGGTTTCTTCTGTAAGCTCTCGCCAGGCGCCCCAGTAGTCGTTCTTGACCTCTTCAAGTTGTCGTACAGCCCGAATCTCTATATCTTCCGCAAGCTCCCGTCCCGGCTTTATTCCAAGCTGCATTGCAGCCAGATTCGCCCGCATAACTGTTCCTTCAATATTCCGCCAAGCATCCTTCGCCACCTTCTCCCAAACCGCATCATATTTCTCCTGCGGTTGCGCTTCCCAGGGCCGAATAGCAGCCCTTCGCATAATTTCAGGCCAATCTCTTATCTTGCCTTTTCTTACCTGAAGTTGTGGAATTTGCTTTTGTAGTATATTTGCTGCTTCCTCCAGCGTATGGCCTTTCGCGAGCTGGTTAAATAACCTCTCTTTCTGCTTTGCGAGCTTTCTCAGCTTGTACTCGTAGTTTGCTTTCTCCTCCGCAGTGGCATCAGGCGCAGGGGCGTCAAAGATGAAATCTTTCTCCTCTATATAATAAGGAATCAGCTCCATATCTTTGAGAAACTGAAACTGCTTTCTCTGAATTTCTCTGACCTCTTTGCCTAATTGCAGCGCCGCTGCTGTTCCCAGTTTCTTCTCCTCCTTATGCCGTGCATTGAACTCCTTTATCTTGGCAAACATTTCTTGGTCATAAGCCTTATACGCAAGCCTTGCCCTTCCTATTGCATCAACCTCAGCAATAGCAGTTTCTGGGTAATTGCTCATCAGCGTAAGAGAAAACCCCGGCAGCCCTAGTCTGGAACGAATCGAATTCGAAGCATGATAGGTTCCAGTAAGCTGTGAGATTTTCAGAAGCTTTTTAAGGCTGTTAATCGCACGATCCTTGCGCGTTCCTTCAGCGGGCTTTACATACTCGCCCGTAGGCAACTCGGTTCTTGTTCTTTCTACCTTTTGAATCCGCCAGCCGTAGCCCTGCTTGATAATTCTATACTCTACCCCGTCCCCAGGCGCCGGAATATCTCCCTTGTTAATTCGCCGCGTAAGTGCCTGCTTCGCTCCACGCTCACTCACAAACTCAAGATTGGAACCGCTTGGGTAAACCCACCCTGCCGCCCTCTCTCTTTCCAAGACCTCTGGCTCAGGCTCTTCGGGAGTCTTGGCAGCAGTTTCTTCTCCTGGCAGCCCAAGTTTAATCTTGCTAAGGTCGATCTTAGCTGTTCCCTTTTTCTTAGTTTTTTCTATTCGGTCGTATTGCCTCTTCTTAACTTCCCACGCCCTATCATTCGCCTCTTTAGCTTCCCGCGCCAAATTATCAGCGTAGCTCTCTTTGGGCTTCGCAGGCTCTACGCTTTGCGTTTCTTCTTGTCCGCGTAGAGAAACTCCTTTGCTACCTTCAGCGGTGGGCACTTGCCCTTGGCCTTCTTGCGTCCCTCCGGGCTGCTGCACATCAGCATCAGGTTGTGCTGTTTCTTGGTCTTGCTGGGCATCGCTAACTCCCCTTGTACCAAAGTCGTCTACGAACTTTTTGACCTGAGTTGCTGACTCGGCTTCAACATAACCACCAGGCACAGCGTCCCCATACACGCCCCACTGTCCAGTACTGGGGCTGTAAGTTATGTCGAACTTGGCAGTCTCATCCTTAAACGTAATGTTTCCGGTCTCTGGATCAGTTGAAGTTACACTCCACTCATTGCGCTGTGCATCGGAAACAGCGAGCAAGCCGTTGCGCGTGTTCGGACTCGGCAAAGGAGGAGTAGTTTGTGTAATGTTCTGCGCTGCTTTTTCAGCCTTACGCGAAAGCTCCTCTACGTCCGCAGGAGTAGTCGTGTCTTCAGGGAAGACCGGCGGCTCAACGGTGGGAGGAGTTGCTTGCTTGTCTTCGACGACAGCCTGTGTTACCTCGGTCAGAGGAGCCCACCCAGCCTCAGTAAGAACTTCTAACTCACTTGCTGGGATTTGAGTTTCTGCATAAAAATCCCCGGTCCCCCGCTCTAGCTTAAACGCATCTGTTTTCTTAGCACGTACTACTACTGGAGCACCTTCCGCAGGGGTAAAGGACTCAGTAGTTTTCGCGTCAGGCCTCCAGTAGGAACGCGAAGTTGTGGCTCCGTCAGGCCAAACATCTTGCTCAGTTCCGTAGTCAGGCGAGAATACATCAAGATTTCCTGTGTCCAGGATTTCATACAGGTTCTCACGGGAAGTTCCGTGGTAAACATAGTTTGGGTCAGACTCTGTTTCTGTGTCCGGTGGAAGCGCACGAGCTACAACATCATCTTTTATTTGTTCAGTTGCAGCGGGTGGAGTACTGACCTCCTCGCCAAGCAAAGTTGGAGGAGTCAGTGGCGTAGCATAGGTGTCCGTGACAAGCCCACCTGTTTCATCCATGTACATATCCGGGTCTTCGGTCGCCATCAGTGGCGTACCATCCGGCGACTCATGAGTCGGGACAAAGTTCTCAGGCGGGGAGGGCGGAGGGACGATTCCACGCTCTGTGATAAAAGCACTGGGTGTATAGCCACCCTCGGGCGCTGCTTGGCCTAGCCCAGCATCTGGGTCAAACGGCAGTCCCGCTTCCTTAGCCGCAGCAACTTCTTCTGTAGTAGGCAGTATGGTACCTGTAACCGGGTGCGGCGTAACCGGACCAATCTTTCCTTCAGCTGCGGCTTTCTTGAGACGTGCCAGGGCAGCTTCGTTGGCTTTCTTTTGCTGCTCTGTATCAACTGTAGTTCCCGGCTGTGCTGGAGGAGCAGGCGTTTCAGCAACTGGGGCCGGAGCAGCAGGGGTTGCAGGCTGAGGCCCAGGAGCAGGAGCTACTGGTTGGGGTCCAACTGTTGGCCCAGCTGGAGTAGGTGCAGGGCCAGCCGGGGGAGGTGTTGGTCCGCCTGGCGCTGCTGTTCCTGTTGCCGGCGTTGCTCCCGGCGCCGCTGCTGCTTTCTTCTCTGCCTTTTTTGCTGCCTCATCTTTCGGCTTCTGCTCCTTCTTGAGTTGCTCGTAAATCTTCTGGGCTTCCTGACGCTCGACGTATCCACGAGTTGCGCCAACAGGCCCACCGGCCACACCACCAACAAGCCCACCGGCTGCCGTAGCATCAGCAATCTGCCAAAGCTGCTCGTCGGAAAGCTTACCAAAAACATCCTCTTCCTTCGCCCAGCGCTCACCCGCAAGTTGCACAAGCTCCTGCACACCTTCCGTCAAGCCCTCAGTCAACACACCAGCACCAGCCGCCTTCCCAGCCGACTTTGCCACATGCGCTAGAGAGGTGGCTTTTTTGAGAAGCTCCGTGTCGCCTTTAATGGCATTCCGAATGCCCTGCGAAAAGCCTCCCTTGTCTAGTTTGAGATACTTAGCCGCTAACCCAAACGGGGTAAGCTCGAGCGCTGCATTGATCGCGCCGACTGTGATAGCCGGCAACACTGCATCTTCGGGCGCAACACCATCCTCTACATTCTGCCCAAACGAAGACCCAGCCTCAAGCCCGAATGCTCCAGCAGATGCGCCGGCAATCTGCCCACGCATCACGGCCTTCTGAGCCGCAGCTTTCGTCCCAGTCGTCGCTCCTATCTTTGCCAACTCCCCAACAGTCTTAGCCCTCAACGCACGCTTCGCTCCTTCCTTCAGCGCCGTTTTAGCAACCGCTCCACCAACACCACCTGACAGTCCAATAGCCGCCAGTGTGCCTAGACCTTTTGTTCCTTGATACGCAGCCCAGTCACCAAAATCCCCAACCGACTTGATGTCTCGAATGCTAGCTACCTTCGGTGCCTGGCGACCGGCAGTAGCTTCTTCCATGTTACTCCGATAAACATCCATGCCCCACTCAGCCGCTGAGTCAAGCGCCGGAACTTCTGCCCCTTCGGGGAGAAGATTCTTGGCCCCTTGAGCGCCCAACGCGACCAGGCCGCCACCTAGCGCCTGAGTCTCATCAACAAATGCTGCGGCGCCCTTCTGAAACTCGTTCAGCGGCTTGCCAACTTTTTCTTTGTTAAGCCCGATCTCTTCAAGAGTGGGAATCTTTGGCTTCGGAATCTGATAGATCATCTGCGTATCCGAGAGTTGGGTATTGCTCGTTTGGGTCGCCCAAAACGTCAATACGATTTCCTGGCTTTCCTAATTTCTTCGGCCAGACTTTTAGTCCCTTCCGGCCGCTGCGGTTTGCGAGTAGCCATCTTGGCCAGTCCCCTAGCATTCGCGCTAGTATTAACCGCTTCTGCTTGCATCCGTTCTACTCCACCTGTGGGCATCGGAGGCCGCATAGCCTTGCGTTTGTTGAGCTTGTCAACAGTTGCTCTGACACGTTGCGGCCCGGTCATCATGACTGCTGCGCCCTAAGCTGCTTGATCAGTTCATCCAGCGCCACTCGAGCCGCATTCGGATCGCCGCCCCCAGCATTCCAGGCCCCGGACACAAGGTTTTGTAACTGCTCCGGCTCAAGATCCAAATCCTCCGGAACCAGCATCGGAGCACTTTCCATCCAACCCTGGGCCAACTCATTCACGTTGACCATCTGGTCAAAGCCAGTCTTGTCCTTATTCAGCTCATATTCAGCCCGCTTCAGTCCAAGAGTCTCTTGTGCCCTTGCTGCCTCCTGATCTGCACGTTTTTGACTGGCGCCGAACTTGGCAACATCCAGCTGGAGTTTTTGAGTGTCAACCAAATCCCCATAGTCGGGCTGGCCGATTTGATTCTGAGGTCCATTCCCTAAGCCTTTCAGCAAATCCCCATACTCCCCTGCGACTGCGGCCATAGCAGCACGCTGTGTTCTAGGCACCTGGCTAGACCTTCGAGCCCGATCCATGTCATTCCCAAACCCGACTCGCATGTTGCGGACCATGTTATAGCCCTGGGACCCAGCGCGCCCAGCAGCATAGTCCTGCAATGCCTCGTCCCAGGTTGGCTTCCCGAACACATCCTCATCACTCATGTCTTCGCGCCTGGTGCCAACCTCTGGCATCCCTTGCGCAGAGCGCCGAGCATTTCGCAGATCCCTAATACCCTGCCGCTGTGCATCCAACTCAGCAACCCGTATAGCCGTTGCCTCCTCTTGGGAAAGGTTGTTCCAATCAGCTTCTGACATTCCACCTCGCGGGCCACCCTGGACTCTAAATGAACCTCCCGCTCCAACACCCTGTCCTCGCATTACGCCGCCCCGATCACCTGCGTAGACAACTCCACCATCAGTAAACTCTTTCCGAATCCCACGTTCCCCTGCCGGTCCCGGCATCAGCGTTCCTTCTCTCCCACCGGCAAACGCTTCCTGCTCAGCGATCATACCCTCCACAGTGTCCCCGGTTGGTCTCTTTGAAAAATAGTCGTCCGTACCGCCTCCGGTCGTAATTTTTGGCTTCACAGGACGCGCCGGAACTTCTCCTGTTCTAATAGCTGCTGCCGTCTTTCCTACAATCTCACCTGTTTTTTGCGCTGCTCCAACTGCCGTTTTATAGCTTTCCTTGAGCAAAGCATCAACATCTTGTCCTCGCCTATACCCCCACTTTCCAAGCTCCCGGAGTGGAACAGCGACACCTCGAATAAGTTTGTCTTCCCAGTCAGCCATATCTCACCTCACATATGAATCTTGGTTTGGTCCAGAACAAGAACGAGCGAGTAAAGATCAAACTCGCCTCCATCCTTATTCCCAATCTTGATCTGCCACCACTGGCCAGGCTCACCCAACAGCCCGCGAGTAATTCGATTGTACGGCTCACCTGAGTTGACAGGCACGCTAACCGCTTCAGCATCAAACGGCCCAATAGTCTCTTCACCCTCCCAGCTCGTATTATACATCGTTACTTCTACATCGTCAAGTGCGGCATGGGTAGACCACAGGTGATGAACCTCCTTCTGTGCATTTCGATCGCCAGCCATAAGCCGCCCAGTAGTTACATAGCAGATTATTGGGTCTTCGCCGTCCGTTGTACCTGTTTGCTGGTGCAACGCATCAGCCGTTGCGGCGAACAACTCCTCCCCCACAGCTGCCACACCAATCGCATTATCACACAAACCACTGTACCTTGACAGCGCACCACCGGAAGTGTTTAGGACGTAGATCATACTGAAAGCTCGGTGAAGTTGCTATAGGAAAATTCCTTTTCCAGGAAGTATCCTGTAAAATCAGCTGGTTTATATCTAACACTCAGCCTATCCATAAACGCCCCGACTATAGGAGTGAAGTTAAAATTAACATTAGCCTCTCCTGGCTGAAAAACAAAATCTGGATCAATCTCTGCCATCAAATCTGCATGAGATGTACGTAAGTATTTTCCTTCCGGGGTACTAAACAGGATTTCATCCACCGCGTGGGGGTGCAGGCAATAATTAGCAACATTATCTGTCAATTCTAAGTTGTGTGCTCCTGTCGTTACAGGGATGCAGCAGGCAAAGCAACCGTCTTCTGAATACGCAACGGCCTGTGAGGTAGGAAGAACTTGATTTGTAGCTATGTTGTTAACAAACGCTAGCCAGTGTGGATGCTTTACTGGCCTTAACTCTTCCACACCAGTTAACAGTGCAGGAGCCTCGCCAGGATTCAAAGCGCCATAATCCTCTGTGCCCCCCTCGTAAAATGGAATTGGTTTATTTTTTATAACAGGCTGTCCCTCAATATAGATTGTATACCCTGCTTTTCCGTTTACATCATTAGCATACCTCTCCCCGTGTACTATAACAAACACTAAGTTTTTCAAATCTCCTACAATAACAGTATTTATCAGCTTGGGCCAGGTAGCTTGGGCAGCAACTCCTTCTCCACGAGAAGTTTCAAACGCAGGGAACGGAGAAGTCCCTCCCGCTCCCATTGCATACCCATAGCTCCAAGCATAGTCTGTCAAGAAACTGGAAGTCATCCATAAAAAATGGAGCTTTGTCCATGATCGGAATAGTGAGCGTTCCCTTCTTTCTCAAATCTGCTTCTAGTATATTTATCTCCATATACGCCGAGCATATGATTTTGTCAGTCCATGTCTCTTGTGAAACTTTGGAGGTAGTGTGAATCCCATAAATATCAGCTAGCTTATCTTCCCAAACTTCTCCAGATTCCCACAAAAAGTACGGGTCTCTTGAGTCGTCTACACAGTTGCTCGCCGCGGTACAGTAAAGCTCTACAGTTATAAGATCCCCTTCTGATACATCCAAATCTCCTCTATCAGTAGCAAACTTCATATTTTTTCTTGCTATTGCAGCATCCGAATAATACCTTCCGCTCGTCCCAAAATAATCGTGAGCTTTAAGCACTACTCCTGAAAACTTACCACCAAGTGTAGATGAGGTATTTCGGCCAAACTCAGCCTCATAATAAACCAAGCCTGGTGTTTTTAACTGGCTGCGCAACTTAAACAAAGAGAGATCTTCTGAGTAATACTGTGCTGAGTAATCATCCAAAAAGGAGGGAGGACATTATCCCAGACAAAATTTGTGCCCAAAATACTGCTTCTACAGACACTAGCTGGATGATAAAACTCATCGATCCTATGTTGTGCTATTCCTAATATTTTATTTCCTGTTTTATTAAAGCTCCATCTTGGTGTGGTTGTTATGTAATAGACACTAGCTGCACCTATACATGCGGAATTATAGGGTGCAGTTACAAGATTTGCCCAGTTAGAGTCGTAGACTTTTGTTGCCCAATCCGGAAGAGGTAAAGGGGCGACACGCACAGTTCCATACATACCAAGTTCTTGGTCATCTGGAGTATCAAAAGTGTAGCTGTCTAAACGAATCTGATCGTCAAAAACTGTTTCTCCAAAAGTGTTCCAAAACCCAGGATCATCGCCTTGTAAGGCAAACTTAAAAAAATGTGGTCTCGGCAGCCACTGTTCTGCGACTGCTATATCCTCGCCCTTGTTTGCGGCGCCTGTATAAGATTTGACAGTGTTTGACAGCCCTTCGTGTAAAACATAGTTCCCTAAAATATCAACACCAGCAAGCCAACCTCTATTATCTCCCATATTTGGAATTTCAACAGAAGCCGATAAAGGAAACTTTTTTGCACCTGTGTGAGAAATTAAGTCAGGGAGAGGGAATGCAAATATAAAGGTAGCACCAGGCTCCGGTTGTGTGTACTCTATTTGAAAAGCGTTAGTAAGTATCTTATCACTAAATACATAAAGTCCTAAATAATTTGCTAGCACTGGGCCAGTCATCAAAGGCTGAAAATCTACCGTATACCCTGAAGGAACAGCAGCTTTCCAGACACCAGCTGCATAAATAGTTGTTATTGGCTTGAGATAAATATAATCCCCATTTACCTCTATAAAACTACGAGATACAGCAAAAGATGTAGTTATTGGATTTAGTTCTCTTGGCGCAGGGCTGTGCTCCAAAAAAGAGGTTACGGCAGCTATTTGTGGCTTTTGCGTAACATTAAAAATAGGAGTTGTTTGATTTCCTTCTATTGCTCCGAACTCATCCAAGCCGCTGAGTTCTGAGTTGTAAAAGTCGTTCTCAGAGCTTGCAAGCCCATGCTTATAACGAAGTTTCTCTTCTTCCCCAGTAAACAGATTAGTTCCAACAAACGGAGAATAATACTCCAATGAACCGCATCTATAAGACAGCCAGTACGACAAATAAGGCTGTATGACTTGGTTGCCGTCGTTTGCAAACTCTCGGCAAATTTTGAGCGTTTTTCGTGCCCTGTTAAATTGCAGCCTATACCCGCGTATGTAATGCGTAGAGGGATCACCAGGAGGTCTTTCTGCTCCCCAGAAGTAAAACGTGTTGTATGCGTCGATTTCTGTTTCTATTCTTTGTTCTCTTGCAGTAATCCGAACAATATATCTGGGCATTCCTCCGGATTTGAGGTAGAATGCAGAAATTCTTGTCCCATCAGGCAGTGTGCGAATGGCATGTCCACTCTCTTGTGAAAGACGCTCAGTACGCACACGGACTTCTTCGCAGATTTCAAGAACTCTGCCTTCTAATGGACGGCCCCCAGAGTCCGTTCTGGGGCCGCGAACAATAAAGTTGTATGGATATGCCATTATTCTGGCAAATACCAGGCCGGTGGCGTACCGCTAACTTCACCGGCATAGCTGAAGGACGAAGACCCACTCAAACCAACACTTCCGCTTGTCCCCAAGTACACATCAGATGCATTGATAAATGCTTGAGATATGCCGGTCTGGAGCTGTGCGATTGTCTTCATCGTGTCCAGCACAGTGTCTAGGTGAATCTTGGCCCCTTGCAACTTGCCGTCAATAGTCAGCCGCAAAGCATCTTGCAACAACCGCTCTTGCTCAATCTTGAGCTTCTCGCCATCCACCTTGGCAGTAACCCAGCTGCTAAAAGCGTCCACCTTAGCCTTGATACCTGACCAGGCCGCCTCATAGGCTTGGACCTGTGAGTTGTACACATCAACCTTGAACTGCTCCTGCTTGATTGTATTCTCAAATTCGGCTGTCGCTCCCTGGACCTCGGCCTGGTAAATAGCAGCTTCGGTCTTGCCCTTTTCAGTAGCAATCCTTGCGCCCTCAATCTGGGCTTGCAAGTATCGCTGCTGGTAGTCCAACACGCGCTGCTGTTCCAAAGTCTTGTTAGTACGGTCTACATCCAGCTCAATTCTCTGGTTAGTCTGCGCCAGTTCCAGTTCCAACTTGGCCGACTCAAGCTGTGCTTGCAGCCTATCCCTTGCATACTGCAACTGATTCGCTTGGTCAAGCTGGACGTTGGTAGTCTGGGCCTGGAGGTCCGTGGTTTGATTAGCCCGCAACACTTCCAGTTGGACCTTGACACCTTCGATCTGAGCTTGTAGCAAATTCCTTTGGTGTTCCAGCTCTCGTGTCTGCTCCAGCCTCCGGTTATTTAACTGAGCCTCAAGGTCCGTGCGCTGATCTGCCTTCGCAGCATCCAGACCAAGCCTAGAGCCTTCAATCTGTGCTTTGAGCAAGTTGTCCTGATAGGAAATCCCAGTCTCAATTCCGATCTTCTGATTCGCCAACAACCGCTCAAGCTCAGTACGCTGGTCAGCCTTCAAGGCATCCAACTGGATCTCCGTTCCCTTGATTTGAGCTTCCAACAGATTCTGCTGGTGCTGCAATTCCCTCTCTTGCTCCAACCGCTTATTCACGGTTTGGCGCTCAAGCTCAGTGGCTTGGTCTGCTTTGAGTGCCTCTATTCGCGCCTGGACTCCCTGCACCTGGGCTTGCAAGTTCCTTTCCTGCTCCTGCAACTTCCGCTGCTGTTCCAGCTGCTGGTTAACCCGCTGCTTCTCAAAGTCAATCTGCTGATCAGCTTTAAGTGCCTCAAGCTCCAATCGAGTCCCCTCGATCTGGGCCTGCAAAATATTCCGCTGATACTGCAATACCGCTTCCAGATCAGCTTTTTGGTTAGCGACCTGACGCTCAAGCTCAACCTGTTGGTCTGCCTTTGTTGCATCCAGCTGGATCTTGGCCCCATCAACCTGGGCCTGGAGCCGGTTGCGCTCGTACTGCAACTCCCTGTCCTGCTCCAAACGCTTGTTCGACAGTTGCTTTTCGAGGTCAACCTTCTGGTCAGCAATGTTTGCCTCCAGCCAGACTCTCGCACTATCTACCTGCGCGCGTAGGTTGTTGCGCTGGTACTCAAGATCCTTGTCCAGGTTCAGCCTGCTATTCGTGCTTTGCCGCTGAAGCTCAACCGACTGATCCGCTTTGGCCGCATCTAACTGAAGTCGAGCAATCTCAATCTGAGCCTGAAGCGAGTTCCTCTCATACTCCAGCTCTCGCTCTTGTTCCAGTCGTCTGTTAGCTAGCTGCTGCTCCAGCTCCGTGCTTTGATCAGCCTTCAGTGCATCAATACGTGCGTTAAGCTGCTGCACCTGAGCCTGGAGATTATTCTTCTCATGCTCAAGTTCCCGCTCCTGTTCAGCCCGCTGATTTGCTAGTTGCCGGTCAAGATCAGTCTTTTGGTCGGCCTGCAGCGCAGACAACCTTAGTCTGGTGCCTTCGATCTGCGCTTGGAGGAAATTACGCTCGTATTCCAACTGCCTCTCTTGGGCGGCCCGTTGATTCGAGCTTTTAACCTCAAGATCCACCTGCTGGTCTGCGCGCAAAGCCTCAAGCCTGGTCTTTGCAGATTCGATCTGGGAGCTGAGCAAATTCTTTTGATACTCAAGCCCTCGTTCTTGCTCCAGCCGCTGGTTGGTAAGCTGGCGTTCTAAATCAGTACGTTGGTTTGCAACTCCTGCATCCAAGTTCAGACGAGCTGATTGCACATCCCTATTAACCTCTAACTCCTTAATGCCAAGCTCAGCCTGTACTCGCGCAGTTTCTGCCTTGAGCCGCTCTGCGTAAATCCTGACCCGTGCCTCAAGAATACTCGTTGCCGTATCCTGCTTGATTTTGTAGCCTTCCCACTCAGCAAGCCACACTCGGACACGCTGGTCATCGAGCTGGAGCTGTGCCCGCATTTGTTCCAGCTTATCCTTGTTCCGCTCAAACACCGTGCGAGCAACTTCCAAGGACAACTTGTCTTTTTCGATCTGCAAACTCGCGGCCTGGAGATACAAATTATGCACCGCAATCCGAGCATTGTAGACCGTAACGAGCGCCTCATGGGCCTTGGCCGCAGCGGTAAGTGCTCGTCCTGCAATCTCATTGTGGAAGCTAATCCACATGCCCTCGAACGCAATTCCCTGCTTAACCCCTTCCCACTTATCCTCCCGCCGCTGCACAGCTTCCTGAATCCCTTGCTCTAACCGCACGGAACTAAGCCGACTTTGAGCTTCTTGCTCGGCCTTATCCAGGCGCGCCAGCAAAGTCTCACTGGGCAGCCCGGTCATTCCCAGCGAAGCCGTCAGATTAAGAGCTTCCCACTCCTGCGACACCCGCTGCCGCTCAATATCATTAGCAGCCCGATCCCACAGCGCATCCCAAATCTGTGTCGGGACGATTAACTGGTTGTTCAGGACGTTTTGGATATTGATCTGAACATCGTCGCTGACCTTCGAGATGTATTCAGGCTCCACATAGACAAACTCAGCAACGAGGTCATCAAGAGTAACATTAGGAACTTCCGAGATGAAAGTGGGAGCAACAAACTCTTCCAGGTCGGGAATTACGGTAGTGAGAATCGGCGCATCACCTGGCTCCCCGGACGTGTCTATGTCGTCAGAAGGAGGAGCAAAGGTCTGGAAAACAATGTCATCCTCAACTTCAACAATAGCATCTGCTGTAATCGAGGGCACCCCAGTAGTTGGATCAACCGAGACTTGCAGGGTCTCAAAGGTAGTATCCAGATCTCCAACTGTGGGAACAGAAGCAATATCGTCCACGGTTGTTGCGGAGGTAGAAAACTCTGTATCGACCCCCGCCACACTTTGATTACTGGCAACCACAGCCGTTGGAGTTTTCGTGACTGTAATATCCTCGACCCCGGCGGCGACCCCAGGAACAACAGCCACATCATCTACACTGACTTGATTAGTCTGCGCTTGGCTGACAATTCCTTGAACAGTCGCTATTGCGCCGACTTCGGAAACACTTGCCTGAACCGTATCGAAAGTGGAATCTACGTTGGCAACCGACAGGGTATCCTGCACATCATCCACTTCAACCAGAGAGGTTTCAAACTCCCCAACCTGTCCTACCAGAGGAATACCGGATACAGTCTGGGCGACAACAGTTGACAGCTCAAACGAGGTGTCCAGCGAAGCAACAGACTGAACATTCTCTATATCATCGACCAAGACATTAGTCAGGGTAAAGTCTGTGTCAATATCAGCCAGTGTGGGGATGTTGAGAATCTCGTCAACGCTGATCTCGGTAGTCTCAAACGACGTATCCAGGCTGGGGATGGTAGCAATCTCTCCGATCTCAGTTGTCGGCACAAGCGAAGTCGTGAAGGATGTGTTGATACCTTGAACCGACTCCGTTGCTGTAATGTCGGCAACAGAGACAGCCGTAGTTTCAAAAGAAGTATCCAGCCCCTCGATTGTGGTAGGGTCTACAGTGCCATTGCCAAACTCTGCCAGATAAGCCTCGACGCCGGTCGTTGTGTTGATGTCAGAGACGGTAATGTAGCTGAGATTTACTGTGGATGTACTGAAGTTGGTGTCCACATTATCGACGCTGGGAACCCCCGGCGCATTGTACGTGGCACTTGTGCTCACAGTAGGTGGAAGCGGCTGCTCCGGATATGCGTCGATCAAAGATTCAAATTCAGGAATAACAAGTTCCTGAAGCTGAAACACAGGCACATAGTCGTTGATATACGGCAACCTTTGGTTGATCTGGTTGACCGTATCTTCAGCCAGCTGCTCTAGCCAGTTAGTTGTTTGGTCGGTGTACTGTGCTGCATAATTGCTATAATCCTTTATTTGGTCCAGCACGGCATCAAGTTGCTCGGAGTAGTAAGACATGGCTATTCCTCAGGCAAAATGTTCTCGCTTTCAGGGGTAACAAAGACGTTAATGGAGAATAACCACTCTGTCCCTTCCTCATCAAGTTTTGCGCGGGTTATGGTTAGCTTTTCTGGTTTTTGATCTGCGGGCAACAGGCTTCCGTACCAAAGTGTGTGCATCAGAATTGCGTAAAAACACTGCCTCCAATCGCCAGATACAGCATCTGCCTGTGCGGCAGTAAGCGGAACTTTCTTCAAATCCACTAAAGAAAAGCTAGCATTTCCCAAACTCACGTCCCAACTTTCTATCCAAACACCAGGACGTAATGGGTTCTGTGCGCGAGTCTCGGCTAATGTATATGTTGTTATTGGTTTCCATTGCTATAGCAGGCAAAGTGGCTGAAGCGTCCATCTCAGCTAAAATTGGGGGCAAAACAAAGTCTGCCTCTACTGTCACAGTATCAGATACACTCTCAAGAAACAAACCAGCAAGAAGAAATTGGGGACCTGGAACTTCACCTACTGGCGTTCCTGTACCTGTAGGTTCGCCATAATCCCAAGTAGCTGAGTATGGAACTTCTCCGTTTGCTGCTGGCGTCCCTTCAGCATACTCGACAACTTCATACGGCCCCGATGGAAAAGCACACAGAATACTTGGATGCTGTCTTTTAAGAAAAGTGCAGTCAGAAAAGGGACACGGAACTAATTCTGGGTCTAAAGTTGGAGGCCTGTAAAGACAGCCCGTCCTAAATACCAAGGAGGATGTGGGTGTAGGCTCAGCGACAATCCCGTTAATATCATACCCAAGATGCCCAGATTTTATAACTACAGCCAGCTCATCTCCATTATCGACAAAAACTGGAACGTCTGGCGTAAAAACATACATTTCTGAGCCGACGTAAAATTGAAGAGAAACTACATCATACGTATATACCCCATCAATATAAGGATCTGTTGGCCAGTACTGCGTATAATTCGGGTCAGTGCGTAACTCTTGTTCAAATAATAACTCAGCTCCTGTGTACACCCCAGCTTCTGGTAATTTATACAGGGCAAGCCTGAACGGATGTCTTAACGTATCGTTGGGCACCAGGCCAATTTTTACATACCGTAGCTTTCCTGCGGAATTTGCAGAGACTCCACTAATGGTAAAAGGCTGAATGAATAATGAAGAGCTTAATATAACGGCAAAAACATTATAATACGGCTCTGTTATTACACTCCCGAACCAATAATTATGGTCTGGTACATCATCAGAGTCCATTGTTATGCCAAAAAAGTATCCTTTTGTATAATCTAAATCCCCTTCCGTAACCGGCATTCCTGGTAAGTCTGCAGTTCCTGTAGCAGGATAAACTGTTTGCAGAAGATACTGAGTTAATTTTGCAGCAAAAATGTAAGCATTGTTGGTTGAATTTGTTTCCGGCGCCAAAAAATATGTATCTTCAAGCTGTGCTGGGAATGCAACTTCGGCAGCAAAATCGTCGTACCCGTTTACTGTAGATATATACAGCGTGGTGCAGTCCGCTATAGGCTGGAAATTGTTGTCAACGCAAATTCCATAACCTCCTTTAATCCCGAGACCTGGAACCCCGCCATTATTTTCGACATACTTAACAATAATGTACAGATACCTTACCCAAAAAGGAATCTCTATATAATCGTCAGGCTCGTAGACAATATTCCCCTGCGACACACCATCATGGATTTGCTCAAAAAATAACTCATGCCTAGTAGCATGAATGTTTGCAGGAGGGACAAGTTCATCCGCCCCGTACACTCCAATTCTAAACAAACGCTCTTCTGAAAATGAAGAGGCTGCTACTCCTGCCCCTGACAAATACCAACGCCGACTGTCGGTTATGGCAGGCATTGGAGCAGCAAGAACTATTGCTTTTCCTGTCCGTGAAGTTGCAATGCCAGAGCCAAAATAAATATAGGGGGAGGTATACAGCCCGGCATATACACTATCGCCCCAAGTAGGTTTTGTGTAGCTGCCAGCCCCGGTTCCAACTAGAGCAGGAAGGTCAACACTGCCGGTGACATTATAAGCAGTGACATCCTCTAAAACTGCCCAAAGAGCAACTATGATACCGGAAGCAAGAGAGCTTACGTAGTTATTAAATGGATCAGCAAAAGGAACGCTTCCATCGTTATTATCGGAAAGAGATTCCGTGTTGTCTACATATTTCGCTTCCCCAGTAACTGTACACGTTCCAGCAGGCGTCCCAGCGCATGTAGTAGCCAGCGCACACTCTTGCCTGTGTGAGGTATTTCTATCAAAACCAACCTCATTAGCACTCTTACTAATGAGGTAAAAATATCCAGAAGCTGATACAAGTACTGGTGTGGATAGTGTGACTTCGATAAAACCGCGAGAGTCGCCACTCAAACTCGATAAATCAAGTTCTTCCTCGCAAAGAAGAGTAGCGCCTGAAAGCTGCGCGCCTGCATACAGGCCAAGGCGTACAGTTTCGTCCCCGGCAGAGGCTTCCTTATAGAAGCTTCCGCCAATCTTAGTGACTTGGTAAACTTTTCCAGCTGGTGGAGTAGGGATTGGGCATTCTTGTGAGTAAGCAAACCCGTGGTCCGCAGCCCACGAGTCGGAGCCAAACCTATACCCATAGTTGAGTAACGAATCTGGCTTATACCCAACAGTGACAGTAGCCAAAACTACTCCGTAGTGGCGGGTACAGTAAAGCTAAGTGAAGAGATTACAAGAATGCCTCCAATTTCTATTTGAGACTCACTCCCATAGTCAACGATCAACGAAGCCCCAGACCCGGTCGCGCCCGCATCTACATCAAGGCGAGCAATTCCCGAGCTGTTCTTTAATCGCGCCCAAGCTGCTAGCCCAGCCCCAACACAAGCGTCCTCTTCTTCAATAGGATTTGCTGCCGCAGTTGGACCCGTAACTGTAAATGCTGGATCGCCCAGATTACAGATAGCAAGTAAGGTTTGATTAGTTACGGCAACATCTGGTCCCGTAGGAATACCATCCCCATCATCGTCATAGATTTCGACAGTACCCCCATCTAAGCTCCCTGCAAAAGCAGTGGCAAGGGTGTTGCGTAACGTATCGTCTAACCTAGACCAGCCCATCAGCTTGACCCTGCGGGAAATGTCAAAGAGTGCGAAGTAATACTTATTGTGCCTGGGTAAACTACAGTCAAGTTGTTAACCAAAACACCTGCACCACTTCCGCTTACCCCAACATCTGAGTCGATTACGCCACTTCCGTCTCCATCAACAATACGGACAAAGGTAATATCCCCCGCAGCTACGCTAGCCCCACTCAAGGGTAGCCCACTGGCAGTAGCTGTGCCGCCTGTTGAACTATTATAGGCTGTAGCAGAAAAGGAAACAGTGCCCAACAAAGTTTGGTCCGTGATTGCCGTATCTGGTGTCGCCGGGCGACCGGCAGTTCCTGCGCCAGCTGCATAAAACTTAAACGCAGAAACAGACGCGCCCGAATCAATGCGGTCAGTAACTCCTGTCACTGCCGCATTGCGAAGTGACGTGGAAAACGTCAGATCTGCCATGATTACGCCTCAGCCGCCACATCCTCAGCGCTCACCGAGGTGTAGACTCGAATGTTGTAGGTGTACAGCATCGAGCCGTCCGACTGAAGCGAGCCGGATTTGGAGATCGTAAGCTTCCCTGGCTTGTCATCTGTGGCCAGTCCGTTGTAGTAATCAGACGTGTGGTCGAGGATAGACCAGAAAATATCACGCCAGTCACCAGTAACGGCATCTGCTTCATCCGCTCCCAAAGGCTGGTCAAGATCAGCCAGATCGAACGATGCAGTCGTCCCATCCTCACTCCAAGAAGCAACCCAAGACGTGGGTGTTTTATCAAAAGCCATCTGTTTCTACCTCAAAGTCCAGAGTAATTGCCAATACCCGTCCCCATGCTCTCGCATGGTAAACTGAGCACGTTTGCCAGCCACGTCAAGTTTCATACGCTCTGGCGTCAGAGGAAGCAAGGAGCCGTCCCCAAGTGCGACAACCGGCCCCTCACTGCTGAGAAAAACTGCAACCTCCTGCACAGTTTGTAGTTGGGGAAACCTTGTGCCTGGGTACACAGCGCTCCCTGCTGCATACTTGCGTTGCGCGTCTACACGCTGGTTCCGCCAATTCCCCGGCTCCCCAGCAAAGAACCAGGCACTGTTCTGAGTCAAGAGCCAAAATCCGCCCAGCAACCCTTTGCCCTCGATAATATTCTCAGGCACTACAAACACGTCTTCCCTGATATTCCAAAGTGTTGGGGTTAGGCCAGTAGATCGAAAAGCAACTCCATCCCGATAGATAACCAGGTATCCCATGTAGGAGAAGATGCCGTCCCCCGGAATTGGGCCGCGCCGATGCTGTGTGCGAAGCGGCCTGGTTGATACACGGATTTGATCCAGGCTAGAAATCACGTAAGGAAGCGTGCCAACAGCAACGCGAGCGACCCAAGTCAGCTGAGGTTGGTCCGTACTCGAAGCATACACATTGACATGAGTGGCGTTGGCGTCTACTGTTGCCGGAAGAATCGAAAGTCCGCCTTCGCTCCCGAGTGTATAAACAGCAGCTTTCGGCGCCCCGCTTTCCTCCCCGAGTGCGTTTTCCGTAGTACAAACAACCTGGTATCGGCCCGCCGGCAGAGTCCCCGCAGTGAGGGTTATCGTTGGAACCGCAGGCACCTCCTGGCCACCTGGTGCCGTTGACTCGTCTGCAAAAATTCGCCCACACTCTGAGCCATCAGTCCAGTAGATAACCCCACCAAGTTCACAGAACCGCGCCGTGCCGGTCAGCCCACTTACCAGCTCAGTTGTTGTCACAGGGTCTTCTGAGTAGTTGACTCGATAGACCACAGTGCCGTCCTGTAACAGCAGCATTCCACCAACATAATCAACAGTGCGGATAGTGTTGGCTGCGGTTACATACCCAGCAAACCCTTCGCGGCGCTTAGGCCAACCTTCTGTATCAATGTCTACGCTTATCGCAGCAGCAAGCCTTGCCCGAGACTCTTCCCCAACCTGGAAAAAGTTGTGCGTCGGCCTGTGGTAAGTGTCCTCACCTTCAGGCCACGGGCCGAGTTCTAGCGGATCAAGCCTCATGTGATTCTACAATCACTGTGAATAGTGAAGGTTATATCATCCGAAACTACGAGTCCGTTTGGGTAACTCGGATCGAAGGTGATAAGGCAGCAGTCTTCAAACTCGCCTGCTACCAGCCCATCCACCAACCCGAGCTTCGCACGGATCACATTTCCAGTAAACGTAGAGCCATCCGGTAGCTGCTTGTCCGTAACAAACCCATCCCAGGTCATAAGCCCGACACCGTTAGTTGCAGAATCGACAACCAAGCTGCCAATCTTAACAACCACTCTGGTAATACTAGACAGATCCTCGAGCGGAGTATCACAGTCGCTGAAGACAACCCACTCGATTTCATTGCCGAAGCCGATCCAGATTTCCTCTTCAGCGTCTGCTTTCATGGGTATCAGGCCCCGGCCTTACCGATCTTCTCAGCAGAAGGAACGCCGGCTGCGGCCAGAACTTGAGGATCGAACCTGCCGCCCAGCCTATCAAGCTCGGTCTTCAGCTCCACAGCTTGAGCCCGCGCGTCCAGCTCTGTGGCAACAGCCCTCAGCCTTGCCTTAGCCTCGACAATAGCGGCAGACAGCTTGGCCTTGGTGTCGGCCAAAGCCTGAACGTCCTGCACAGTCACATTGCCAATCTCGGGAATTTCCATCATTTTCTCTCCACAGTTATCTTTGCGCGGCCAATCTTTTCCGCACTCTGAATGGGTTTAACCGCCGGAATATAGCGGCGCAACTCGCTGTTCCACTGAGCTTCCTTGAACGCTTCAGCATTCAACTTCGGGTCGCCAGTCAGCGAAAACGGCGCGCCAGTCCGAATCATGATTGCCTGGTCTTCAATGAGCCTTTGCGCTTCTTCCCACTCCTGCGCCCGCGCTCCCACATGCCGAAGGGCGTGGCCGGCTTCGACTGCCTGCTTGGCAGGAATAGTTGCCACGCACTTCCCATCTACAATGAGAAGGACTTTAGAGTAGTCTTGGAGAAAGCGAATGGTACTCACAGCTTGAAGATACCTCCCGCGCCGTCCAGCCCTGTGTCAGCCCAGGTGATGGTAATATCGCCACCGTTAGGCGTTACTGGCAGGCCGGTGGCCGCATCGTCGTAATGAATCAGGAGCGATGTTGCCGCGACGGTCGAGTCGTAGTAACTCGAGAAGCTGTCAGCAGCGTCGCCAGTTACAGACGTGAAAGTGACGTTCGCAGCATCAGCCACACCACCAGTCGTAGTTTTGCTGCCCAAGTTGGGTGAGGTGTCCACAGTCCCGGCGCTGATGTCATCAAGGGCATTGTCAGTCGAGACATTGGGTGTGGCATCAGTATGGTCTGTAAGGACAATCTTGATGTCCTGAGTGTCCCAGTCAAGCGATCCGCTCAGGAACCCTTCCCGCCCGGAATCGTATAAAGCAGCTGCCATTTTCGTATCTCCGAAAAGTTAATGTTTAGTGGTACTGCGTACCGCACGCTTTGGAGTGAGTTTGATTATTGTGTATTGGTCTGTGGTTGAAAGTATCAACGGGTCAAAAAGTTTTCCAATTCCAATCCCAAATGCCCGAATCAGTGCCGCAGGTATTTCTTCTTCCGACTCAATAACACCAGGTACAATAAGCTGAAGCTCGTTATAGACTAGCGCCCCGCCAAGTGCCTCAGCACTGTCAATTCCAGTAGCTAGTATACCTATCGCCCCGGTTTCAATCAGGGGTACTGCAATCTCCTCTGCCGTATTAACCCCAGTTGGGTAGATTAAAGTCTCGCCAACAGAAAGAGAAGCACTGCCAATAGCTTCAGCCGATTCGATACCGTCTGGATAAACAAGGAAGAGAAGATTTTTTACCTCTGCGCTACCGAAAGCCTCACTTGACTCGATACCTGTCGGGCCAAGAAATGCCAGCAAGTTCTTTATTGCCGCATTTCCAACAGACTCCTCCGATTCAATGCCAGTTGGCCCTACAGCCAACCCCGCTGCAATAAGAGCAGCACCAAACTCTTCGCTCGACCCTACTCCTGCTGGTGCAAGGATAGTTTCTCCGGTGGCTATCACAGCAGGCGGAACCTGCTCCAGCGAAGCAACTCCACCAGGAAGAATAACTACCGCACCTGTACTTAACGAGGCAGCCCCAATTTCTTCCAGCGACAGTATACCAACAGGATTGACAAAAGTCAAGTCAAGTTTTATATCTGCTTGCTCAAAGGCTTCGGCACTAACAATACCAGTTGCAGCAAGGAAAAGTCCACCGGCTGAAACTATTGCATTTCCAAACTCTTCTTGACTCGTAAGCCCATCCGGAGTAATTACAACAGCACCCACGGAAAGAGATGGCTGTGCAAATGACTCAGCAGTGCTAATTCCGGCCGGAACCAGGGCGACTGAGCCAGGCTCCAAAACCGAAAGCGTGAACTCTTCCGCAGTGCCAATACCTGTCGGCTGTATTGGTACTCCGCCTGTGGCAAGCTCTGCGTCACCAACCGCTTCTACAGACAAAACTCCGCTCGGCGCAACAAAGGTTGTCCCGGCAGAAATTGTTGGTGAGCCAAACGCCTCAGCAGACACAACGCCTGTCGGGTAAACCAGGCTAAGATCCAACGTTACAACAGGAAGTCCAAACTCTTCTAAGCTTGAAACTCCCACTGGTGTGATTACAACCGCACCTGTGCTGGCAAGAGCTACCCCAAGTTCCTCGTCTGACTCGATACCAACCGGAGCGATGAAAGTTTCCCCAATAGCGAGAGAAGCCTGCGCAAATGCCTCTTGGCTTGCAACTCCAGCTGGGAGCAGAAAAACCGCCCCAGTGTCTATACTGGGCGTTTCAAAAGCCTCCGCCGACACCACCCCAGAAGGCAGTAGAAAAACAGTCTCAGCAGAAAGAATTGCTGTGCCAAGGTTCTCTAACGACTCAACTCCTGCAGGAGTCAAGAAGAATGCTCCAGTTGCTACTGCTGCAGAAGCAAAAGCCTCCAAGCTCTGAATACCGGCAGGAAACAGTTGAACTTCACCGGCACTTATCACAGAAAGCCCAAATTCTTCTTGGCTTGTAATTCCGGCTGGCCCAAGTGCAACTGTTCCGGCAGTTACAGC